TGAAAATCAATATAAACCCACTGAAGTTCATTGGTCTGATGTTCCAGGTAGAGATGAAGTATGGAAAGAACAAACTATCGCAAACACATCTGAACAACAGTTTAAGATTGAGTTTGAGTGTGAATTTTTAGGGTCTGTTGATACTCTTATTGCTCCAAGTAAACTTAGATCTTTGGTATATGATAAACCCATAAAAACAAATGGTGGATTAGATGTTTTTATAGAACCAATAAAAGAACATGATTATGCTCTCACTGTTGATGTGGCACGAGGTGTAGGAGGGGATTATTCTGCATTTATTGTTGTAGATATAACAGAGTTTCCCCATCAATTAGTGGCAAAGTATAGGGATAATACTATTAAACCTATGTTATTCCCAAGTATAATATATGAAATTGCTAGGAGTTATAATCAAGCATTTATTCTTTGTGAGGTTAATGATGTAGGAGACCAAGTTGCTTCTATTCTTCAATATGATTTGGAGTATCAAAATCTTCTTATGTGTTCTATGAGAGGAAGAGCTGGACAGGTTGTAGGTCAAGGTTTTTCTGGTAATAAGACACAGCTTGGTGTTAAGATGTCTAAAACAGTTAAAAAGGTTGGGTCTCTTAATCTCAAGACAATGATAGAAGAAGATAAGATTATCTTTAGGGATTATGATATATTGAGTGAATTAACAACTTTTATTCAAAAGCATGGTTCATTTCAAGCGGAAGAGGGTTGTAATGATGATCTTGCTATGTGTTTAGTAATATATGCATGGTTAGTTGCACAGGATTATTTTAAAGAATTAACTGACCAGGATGTTAGAAAAAGATTATATGAAGAACAGAAGAATCAGATAGAACAAGATATGGCACCATTTGGATTTATATCTGATGGAATGGATGATACTAGTTTTGTAGATGATGATGGTGATAGATGGCATACTGATGAATATGGTGATAGGTCCCACGAGTTTTCTTATATGTGGGATTATTGATGTGGATATAGATTATCAAATAAAACTTGGTCATTTATTATTAAATACTAGGAAATGTAAGACTTGTGGAGAAGTAAAAAATCTTATTAATGATTTTTATAGGACACGTAAAAGTAGAGGTCCTGTAGCTTCTTCATTCTCATATGAATGTAAAGTTTGTACAATAAGAAGATTAGTTGATAATAGAAAAAATAAATCACCATTTGTTGATTGGTCATATCCAGATTGGTGATGTGCTTACACCCATGCTTCCCCGTGTCAAGATGCTTATTTTCATAAATATTTCTTAGATAAACGAGACTTATAGGGAGAAAAACATGGCGACTCCTCAATTATCTCCAGGCGTACTCGTCAGAGAAGTTGATTTAACAGTCGGAAGAGCAGAAAATGTTCTTGATAACATTGGAGCAATTGCAGGTCCATTTTCGATTGGACCGGTGGATGAGGCTATAGACATCCAAACGCAGCAACAATTTATTAATACATTTGGTAAGCCAATTTCTACTGATTCACAATACGAATACTGGATGGCAGCTTCTTCTTTCCTTTCTTATGGAGGAGTTCTGAAAGTAGTTAGAACTGGTGGCACTACCTTAAGAAATGGTAATGCTGGTGTCAATGCTGCTAATGAGAACCAATTGGTTATTGATAATTATGATGATTATCAATCCAATCATACTACGGATAACTCATTCACATTTGCTGCTAAAAATCCAGGAACCTGGTCAAATACATTAAAAGTTTGTGTTATTGATAATGCAACTGACCAAACTATTGGTATTACTACTACCAACCCAGGAAAATCTGGAGCAGAAGTGGGTTTTGGTGTAACTACAGCACTTACAAATGCAGTTGTAGTTGGTAATGGAAGTACTTCTGAATTTAGTGGATATCTCAAAGGTATCATTACTGGTGTTAGTACTGATGCTACTAATGGTAAGAGTACAATAGATGTAAAAATTACTTCTAGGGTATCTACAGCAGGAACAGATTATCCAATCACATATACCGAGAATGATTCTGGAAAATCATTTGAAACCACGAATACTTTGTGGTTCAAAAATACATCCGGATTAAGTTCAGCTACAGCTTCTTCTGCAACTACTGTTGTTGATTGGTATGATGCACAAACTTTAGGATTAACAAATTCTACAGTATATTGGAAGAGTGTTGCACAGAAACCATCAACTAGTAATTATTCCGATTCTAGAAGTGGTAGTAATGATTCACTTCATGTAGTTGTTATTGATGATAGTGGTGATGTAACTGGCATTCAAGGAAATGTTTTAGAGAAGCATACATTCTTATCTAAAGCATCTGATTCTCTTGCTGATGGTGATTCCCCACGTAAAACATATTACAAGGATTCATTAGCATTAAATTCTGAGTATATTTACGCTGGATATAATCCATCACAGGCTGTAGATACTCAATGGAATACCGCACCATTAGCAAGTGGATTCTCAGCTAACTTTACTCCTATTACAACTGGTGCAGGTGTATGGGGACAAGATGCTCAAGGGGTATCATTCAGTGGTATTGGAAATGTATCTTATACATTAACAGGTGGTGTAGATTATTCCGCTACTGGTGGAATGGAAGCATCTCTTGCTAGTTTGGTAACTTCATATGATTTATTCTCTAATAAAGATGAAATAGCTATTGATTATCTTATTATGGGTCCAGGTCTTGTAAAAGAATCTGAATCACAAGCTAAAGCAAATCATCTGATTTCATTGGCTGAAGGTAGAAAAGATTGTATAGCAACTATTTCACCTCATAGAGAAAATGTTGTTACTGTAACTAATTCAACTACACAAACAAATAATATATTAAGATTCTTTAGTCCACTTTCTTCTTCATCTTACGCTGTATTTGATAGTGGTTATAAGTATACTTATGATAGATTTAATAATGAATTCCGTTATATTCCCTGTAATGGTGATATAGCTGGTATGATGGTTAGAACTACTATAGATGCTTATCCTTGGTATTCACCAGCAGGTACATCGAGAGGTGTTCTCAATAACGCTATCAAGTTATCTTATAATCCAAATAAAGATCAAAGAGATAAACTTTACTCAGCTAGAGTTAATTCCATCGTTACCCAAAGAGGTAGTGGTATTACTTTATTTGGTGATAAAACAGCCCTTGCATACGCTTCATCTTTTGATAGAATCAATGTTAGAAGGTTGTTCCTTACAGTAGAGCAGGCACTTGAAGGTGCTGCTAATGCTCAATTGTTTGAATTAAATGATGTTAATACAAGATCAAACTTTGTTAACATTGTTGAACCTTATCTTCGTGATGTTCAAGCTAAGAGAGGAATTTATGATTTCCTAGTAGTTTGTGATGAATCAAATAATACTCCTGATGTTGTTGATAACAATGAATTCAGAGCTGATATTTTCATGAAGCCAACCAAGTCAATTAACTACATTACTCTTTCCTTTGTTGCTACCAGAACTGGTATCAGCTTCCAGGAAGTTGTAGGTACCGCTTGATTTATATCTAAAACCATAGGAGGATCTTAAAAAAAATGGCTGAAACAAAAACCCTTTCACAATTTAAATCAAAACTATCGGGTGGTGGAGCCCGATCTAATCTATTTGAAGTATCCATTCCCAGTTTCCCATCTTCAGTATTTGATGCTTGGGGTACTGGTGATGGTAGCGAGAATGGTGATTTTAAATTTTTATGTAAAGCAGCTTCACTACCATCTTCAAATATTGGAGATGTTACAGTACCTTTTAGAGGAAGACAATTACATGTAGCTGGAGATAGGACATTCGATCCTTGGTCAGTTACTATTATTAATGATGAGAATTTCAGACTGAGAACCGCTTTTGAACAGTGGGCAAATATTATGAGTAAGTTGGATGACAACACTGGTGTTGCTAATCCATCTTCTTATATGACAGATGCTTATGTTCAACAACTTGGTAGAGGAGCTACTATGAATTCTTCTACTAATGATGGTGGTCAAAGTTCTATACTTAGAACTTATAAGTTCTATGATATTTTCCCAACATCAATAAGTGCTATTGATTTAAGTTATGAACAAAGTGATACTATAGAAGACTTTACTGTTGACTTCGCTCTTCAGTACTTTACTGTTGGTAATTCACTTCAGTCTAATGCAGCTTCTCCAACAGAGACTCTAATTAGCTGATAAATACCTTTAGGTAAAATTCTAAGTAGAATATTGATATGGCACGGTTGTTTGGTTTTTCAATTGAGGATACTGAAAATAAATCACCAGGTATAGTATCTCCGGTCCCCCCTAATAATCAGGATGGGTCGGAGAATTATATTAGTTCTGGATTTTTTGGTTCGTATATAGATATTGAAGGTGTATATAAAACAGAGAATGATTTAATAAGAAGATATCGTCAAATGGCGCTTTATCCAGAATGTGATAGCGCTATTGAAGATATCGTAAATGAAGCAATTGTATCAGATACAAATGATACTCCAGTTCAAATTGAATTGTCTAATTTGAACGCTAGTGATAATATCAAAAAAACAATTAGAGAAGAATTTAAATACATTCTTGAGCTTCTTGACTTTGATAAGAAGTCTCATGAAATTTTTAGGAATTGGTATATTGACGGTAGACTTTATTACAACAAAGTAATTGATCAGAAAAATCCTCATGATGGTATTCAGGAGTTGAGGTACGTTGATGCATCGAAGATGCGTTTTATACGTCAGATGAAGAAGAAGGCCAATAGTGATAATCAGTTTGCAAATCAAGAGAATCCATCTACATATGATTTTCCTGAAATAGAAGAGTATTTTTTATATAATCCAGAAACATTTAATAAGGGTGGTGGTAGCCCTAATTGGTCTGGTTCACCTTCTGCTCAGAAGGGTGTTAGGATGAGTAGAGATTCCGTTACTTATTGTACATCGGGTCTTGTAGATAGAAATAAGGGATCAACACTTTCCTGGTTACATAAAGCAATTAAACCAATCAATCAGTTGATGATGATTGAGGATAGTCTTGTCATTTACAGACTATCAAGAGCACCAGAACGTAGAATTTTCTATATTGATGTTGGTAATCTTCCTAAGATGAAGGCAGAACAATACCTTCGTGATGTTATGAATCGTTATCGTAACAAGTTGGTGTATGATGCCAATACTGGTGAAATTAGAGATGATAAGAAATTTATGTCCATGATGGAAGATTTCTGGCTGCCACGTAGAGAAGGTGGTAGAGGAACAGAAATTACAACACTTCCGGGTGGACAAAATCTTGGTGAACTTGCTGATATTGAGTATTTCCAAAAGAAACTTTATAGATCATTGAATGTTCCTGAGTCCAGAGTAGATGGTTCTGGTGGATTTAGTCTTGGTAGGTCCTCAGAAATTATGAGGGATGAGATTAAATTTAGTAAGTTTGTTGGTAGAATGAGAAAGAGATTTTCTCATCTATTCAGTGATATTCTAAGAACACAATTACTTCTTAAGAATGTTGTAACCCCAGAAGACTGGGATATGATGTCTGATCATATTCAATATGATTTCTTATATGATAATCATTTCGCTGAAATGAAGGATTCTGAGTTAATGACTGAAAGAGTTAATTTAGCTGTTATTGCTGATCCTTATGTTGGTAGATATTATTCTGCTGATTATGTGAGGAGAAAAATTCTTCGTCAAACTGATGAGGAAATTATTGAGCAGGATAAATTGATCGCTTTAGAGATTGAAAATGGAATTACTATTGATCCATTAGCTCCTATGCCAGATATGGAAGAGGAAATGGGAGAAGATTCGATATCAAATATGCAAGATCCTGAACTAGATAACTCAGCAACAGAGATAAAGCTACCTAAAGGTGGGGAAATTTAATTCTTTTAAATTTGACTAAATAGGGGTGATGTTATTTTATTGACTATGGATGAGCTTATGGATTTGCTTGTAACAGATAAATCACCATCTCAAGCAAGTGATATGATTAAAGATATTCTTTACAATAAGAGTTCTGAGAGGATTCAATCCATCAGACCAGATGTTGCATCATCTATTTTTGATCAGGATGTTAATTTGGATGTAGATGATAGTCCAGAAGAAATTTCTGCGGATTTGGATAGTGATATCAATTTAGATTCTGGTGATGGTGGAGAGGAAGAGTAGCCCTTATAAAATTATAAATAGCTCCGTAAGTGAAACAAGATTTCTTGATTCATTATGGGCTCAATTGAGACGCTCATTTAAAATTGCTGTTAAGAATAATAGTGGTAATGTTTTTTTACAAAAAGTTCAAGTCTCAGGAGACGCCTGATGAAATTAATTAGAGAAGAAATTGAGCAAGTAGAATTTATCGTTGAGGAAAGGAACGGTAAAAAGGCTCTCTATATTGAGGGAGTTTTCTTGCAAGGAAATATTCAAAATCGTAATGGTAGAATGTATCCAATGGAAACACTTCGTAAAGAGGTGGCCAGATATAATGAATCTAATATTGAATCAGGAAGAGCTCTTGGAGAATTGGGTCATCCCGATGGTCCTACTGTTAATCTTGATAGGGTATCTCATAAAATCGTATCTTTAAAAGAGAGTGGATCGAATTTTATTGGTAAGGCTAAGATCCTTAGCACACCAATGGGTAAAATTGCTGAATCACTTATCAGTGAAGGTGTTAGACTTGGAGTTTCTTCTAGAGGAATTGGTTCTCTAAAAGCAACCCGTGAAGGTGTAAACATCGTTGGTGAAGATTTCATGCTTTCAACAGCTGCTGATATTGTAGCTGATCCTTCTGCTCCTGATGCCTTTGTTGAGGGTATTATGGAAGGAAAGGATTGGGTGTGGGATGGCGGCATTCTACGTGAAAGGATGGCAACCAAAACATACAAAACGATCAACACTTTGATTGATCAAAAACAACTTGATGAGCAGAAGTTAAATATTTTTAACAACTTCTTAAATAGTCTATAAAGGCTACTTATTATAAATAAATATAAATCATAAAAGGTTAACCGGAGAGTTCAAATGTCTCGTGGAGATTTACAAGAAATGGAGCAATCTAAAACTGCTGTGAATGCTAACGCAAAACCAGGAGATCCTATCGATACCTCCCAGGCAACTTGGGAAGATCTCGGTGGACCCACCCCTGAAAATTACAAGCCAGATGATGATTCCGCCAAACTTAAAGAGCCCAAGATCAAAACTGTAAAGGATGTGGTCAATAAAGGAGCTCAAGCAGGAGATTCGATGAAAAAAGAAGAAACTGAAGTTACCGATGAGGTAATTGAAGA